TCCTATTATTGCAGATGCAAACGTTGTTACAAACAATGGTGCATCAAGCAATGAAGATCGTATCTATTGCGTAAATGCAAATGAACTACACTTATGGGAGCAAGCAGGATCACCATTCGCATTGAACTTTGATGCAACTGGTGCAGGCTCACTCACAATCAAGTCTGTTGTTTACGGATACTCAGCATTTACTGCTGGTCGTTATCCAGGAGCAGTATCCATTATTTCGGGTACTGGTCTAGTAACACCAACATTCTAATCTAAAAAGTATTCTCGGTAGGGCTAGGTTCGCTTAGCCTTACTGGGATACCCAGGAAATATCCTAGGTGGCAGGTGGATTTGTTCTTTGCCCCCATTGTCAGGTTCACCTGTCTTTACCTTAAGAGAGAAGTTATGAATAGAATTAAAAAGATTTTTAGAATTAAGAAAGAAACAGCAACCGCTTTACCTAAGACAGAAAAAGCAATGTTGCCTAAATTGGAGAAGAGGAGCAAATGAGCAAGCCTACACTTAGCGCTAGTAGCCAGCCTACTAATGTCTATACAACTTTAGCAGATGTAAGAAATGGATTACAGATTGAAGACAGTAACGATGATACTGATATTCAAGCAGCCATTCTTTCTGCAAGTCGTATGATTGATGACTATTGCCAAAGAGCGTTTTATCAAGAAGGAACTCTTGCATCTCCAGTAACCAAATACTACACACCTGTAAGTCCTTGGTATTTAGAGATAGACGACCTTATTGAACCAACAGAGATAGCATCAAGAGCAAATCAAAGTGGTCCATTTACTCAAATTTGGAACTTAGACACAGACGTTATGTATGAGCCAGTTAATAATCCAGAACTAGGAAGACCTGTAACTAGATTATTAGCAATTCAGACATATGTTTTTCCATACTTCTTTCCACAAACAGTAAAGATAACTGGAGTTTGGGGCTTTAAAGAAATTCCGTATGAAGTAGAATTAGCCTGTAAGATTCAGGCATCAAGATTATTTATTAGAAAGCAATCTCCATTTGGTATTGCAGGATCTGTAGAACTAGGAACAGTTCGTCTAACTTCCCGTTTAGATCCAGATGTTGAGATGCTTCTAAAGACATTCCGTAGAAACTTTGGGCTGGCATACTAATGGCTATAACCAATGTTAGTGGTGTAAGAGACGCTCTAAAAGCCAATCTACAAACAATTACAGGACTTAGAGTTTATGATCAAATTCCAGATGTAGTTGTTCCACCATGTGCTATAGTAGGACAGTTGGACTTTACCTTCGACATAGACAATGCTCGTGGTTTAGATCAAGCATCTGTTGATATATTTGTGCTTGTACAAAGAATTTCTGAAAGGGCTGGTCAAGATAAACTTGATTTGCTCTTAGCAGGAAGTGGTTCTGGATCAATTAAAACTGCTCTAGAATCAGATAGAACACTAGGTGGACTTGTTGATACACTTAGAGTTATAAGTGCTGATAGTGGTACTTATACTTCTGGAGAAACATCATTCTTGTCTTACCGTTATAATGTAACAATATGGGGCTAAGGAGAAAACAATGGACTACATAGTTACCTCAGACAAAAAAGTCTGTGGCAAAACAAAAGGTGATATCATTACTTCAATGGATATAATCAATGCAGGAGGAAATGAAAAGCAACTCCTTAGAACTGATCTTATTGAAGAAGTAAAAAATGCACCAAAAGCACTAAAGGCAGTAAAAGCAGTAGAAGAAGCACCACCAGTAACACAGCAGGAAGAAAACTTCTCTGCTTTTAATTCACAAGAAATTGGAGATAAATAACAATGGCTAGAATAGTATTAACAGATGTTGCAGTAGTAATTACAACAGCAGCAGGAACATCAGATATTAGTGATCACGTTTCATCAGTATCAATTTCGACAACATACGACGCAGTTGAAACTACCGCATTTGCTGGAGGAAACGTTCCATCAGCAGCACGAACACGACAAGCAGGACTTGCTGACAACGCAGTAACACTTGATATGCATCAAGACTTCGCAGCAACTGAAATAGAATCAGTAATTTACCCAGCACTTGGAACAATAGTAGCACTAAGAATTTCACCAACAACTGGTGCAATCAGTGCTGCTAATCCTGAGTATCAATTTAATGCGTTGGTTTCAGAATGGACCCCGCTAAATGGAGCCGTCGGCGAATTAGCCACAGCCTCAGTTACATGGCCAATCACAGGAGCAATCGTTAAGGATGTAACTCCTTAATCATGCCAAAAGTAGTCTTAACTAACCCAAGAGTAACACTTGATGGAGTAAATCTTTCAGATCACATTACTTCACTGAGCATAAATACTAATTTTGACTTGGTTGAGGTTACACAAGTTGGAGACATTGCAAAAAAAATGGTTGCAGGTCTTGAGGACAATTCAGTTACTTTTGAATTTCAACAGGACTTTGACATTGTTGGCAATGGTGGCGTGGATGCTCTTATTTACCCATTTCGAGGGCTAAATATTGCATGTACGGTACGACCAATTAATGCTGCAATATCAGCAACAAATCCTGAGTTTCAGTTTCTATGTGTTGTCAGTCAGTGGTCTCCACTGTCTGGTGGCGTAGGAGACTTAGCAACGGTTCAGGTACAATGGCCAATATATGGCGCAATAACAAAAGATATAACACCATAGAAAAGGGGCAATAAAATGGACGGATTACAAATAAAAGTAAAGACTACTGACGGTAATGAGGATACATATTCTCTAAGACCAAAATCACTAGTTGCATTTGAACAGAAATTCAACAAAGGATTTGCAAAACTCCTTGGCGAAGATCAAAAACTTGAACACATTTATTTCTTGGCTTGGAGTGCCATGAAAGATAATGGTAAAGTTGTAAAACCTTGGGGCGATTCCTTCCTTGACACTTTAGATAATGTTGAGTTAGTAGTAGACCCAAACTTAGAATCCACAGAGACAGCCTAACCTATACGGTAGCAATGCTTTCTGTGGAGACAGGAATATCACCAATTGATTTATTGGATGCACCTGATGGCATACTTGAAGCAATTGTTATTTATCTCAAACAAAAAAATAAGGATGCGAGCAGGCAATGAGTAAAGATGCGATAGTGTTAACTGGAGTTAAAGAAACACTAAAAGCATTAGAGGCATTTGATAAGGCTGCAGTTAAAGAGTTTAATAAGATAGTTAATAAAGAACTCAGCACTGCTAAGAAAGAAGCACAAGCCGAAGTCAGTGCCACGCCACCATTGAGTGGATGGCGTACTCAGCCTGCCGTTAAACCTCGTTCTCGTGGTGGTCTTGGATGGCCTGCTTGGGATCAAAGTATTATTAAGCAAGGTATTTCAACCTCAAAGGCTCAGGGTAAAGTAAGAAAAGATTACACAACTAATGCGGGAGCGTTAATAAACAAATCAGCAGCAGGTGTAATATATGAATTAGCAGGTAGAGAAAATAAAAGTAGTGGTAAAAATAAGTTTATAAGTAATTTAAACAACGAAACATTTAAACCATCACGCTTAATCTGGAAGGTAGTGGATAAGCGTAGAGATCAGATTGAAAAAAACATTTTTGCAGCATTTGAAGGTGTTAAAGACAAACTACAAAGAAATTTGAATAGGAGTGGTGAATAAAATGGCAACTGCAGCAGTAATTGCACGAATTCTGACTCAATATTCAGATAAAGGTTCTAAGGCAGCACAAAAAGATATTGCAAGACTTGAAAAGAAAATTTCTGCTTTTGGTAAAAAAGCAACAAAGTCATTTGCTCTTGCTGGAGTAGCCACCGCTGCTTTTGCTGTTAAACTTAGTGTAGATGCAGTTAAAGGCGCAGCAGCAGATGAAAAACAGCAAGCAGCCTTAGCAATTGCTTTACGCAATAGTACTGGAGCAACAGATGCTGCTATCGCTGCAAATCTTGATTATTTAGATAGTCTTGAACTGCAGGTTGCTATAGACAATAAAGAGTTAATTCCTGCCCTTCAAAAATTAGTAACAGCAACAGGAGATCTTGGACAAGCACAAGAACTTTTAAGTTTAGCAACAGATCTTAGTGCTGCATCAGGAAAAGATTTAGGTTCTGTTACAACAGCACTTTCAAGAGCAGTGGGCGGAAATTTTACAGCATTAACAAAACTAGGACTTCCTCTTGATAAGGCTGCAGTTAAAGCAAAAGATTTTGAAAAAATTCAAAAAGATTTAGCACGAGTAAGTCGTGGACAGGCTTCAGCAGCAGCAAACACATTTTCAGGGAAGTTAGAAACATTACAACTAAGTTTTAATCAGGTATCAGATAAATTAGGTCTTGCATTAATGCCAGCACTTGAAATTCTTATTAAGTATATTGATACAGACGTTATTCCTATGCTTGATGTTTGGATTAACAAGAATAAATATGAATTAAACGATGCCCTACAAAGTTCAGTTGGTTCTATTAAAGAAGTAGTAAGTGCATTTCAAGATATTTATAAAGTAATTCAAGGAGTTAATGCTATTCTTCCATTTGGTCTTGGTGGATGGCTTAAGTTAATCGTAGCAATTAATGCATTTAGCGCATCAGCAGGTATAGCGTTGATGGCAGCAAAGAAATTTAAAGATCTTAAGATGATGGCTGGATTGACAAGAGGAAGCGCAACAGCATTTAAAGATTTAAGAGCAGAACTAGGATTCTTTCGTGGGGCTCAAGCCAAAGTAATTTCAGGATTTCAAGGTATTGGTCGCTGGGCAGCAAAATCAAAAGGTTTAATGGCACTTTTAACTAGAGGATTTATAGCCTTAAGCAAAGCAATATTCATGACTCCTTGGGGCAGATTAGCCCTTGTAATCGGTGCTGTAGGTTATGGTATTTTTAAACTTGCAAAACAATTTAACTGGTTTGGCATGTCAAACAAGAAGGCAGGAGACTCTGCTGAAGAATTACAAAAAAGATTAGAAAAACTTGGTAAAAGGGCTAATGAGCATTCATCAAGAATGATAGATAACGCTATAAAGCAAGCAAAAATTACGAATGATATAAATAAAAAAAATGCTGAACAATTAGCAAAAGAAGAAATGGCAGCCAAAAGAAAAGCAGCAATTGAAGCCAAAACTGCAGCGGTTAAAAAAAGAATTGAAGGAATGACTGGGGTTAAAATAACAGATGCAGATGAGTATGAACTCATTCAACTAACAGCAGTAGAAAAACTACAAAAGAAGCAGAAAGAGACTGATGATTCATTAGCAGAAAGAATTAAGTTACGCAAAGAAGAACTTGCTCTATTTAACTCATTAACTGCAAAAACAGCACAATATCTTGATTTCTTAAAGGCTATTAATAGTGATGGAAAACTTGATGACTCAGAACTTGTTAAACTTATGTCCAAGTGGAACTTAACACAAACTGCAGCCAGTAAGTATGCTGACTTTGTTTATGCAATTGGTGATCGCAAACTTACCGATACAGAAATTGAGAACTTAAAGACTAAGTGGGGTCTAACCACAAAACAAGTAGTTGACTACCTTGAAAAAATTGGTGCCCCTGTTAATGCAAAAGGAACTATTCTTAGTGCTGGAGATATTGCAGCACTTGGATGGAAAAATGCTTCAAGTGCACTAGACGACTTTAATGCAAAACTTAAGAGTTCTGGTGCAACTCCACCACCCCCACCAACTATGAACCCTCCAATTCCTGGCGGTGTTCAAGAGTTAATAGATCGTGAAATGGCTATAGACAAGCCATATATGCCAGGAGACTTAGGATATCTTGGAATTCCAAAAAGTCCCGCAGTTAAATCTACAGCACCACTAACTGGTTCTTCTTTATATGGTGGAGGCCTAGATTATAGTAGAATTTTTTCTAACACTCTAGACAACAGTATGGGTCTAATGTCTGGTGCAATGTCTAATTCTGGTGGTACTACAAATATCAATCTAGCAGTTTATGGATCTGTAACTACTGAACAAGACTTGGTTCAAACAATTAGACAAGGACTTTTGCAAGGTCAGTCTAGTGGTTACAGCCTATTGTTGCAGGAAATATAAAATGACATTACCAGTACTAAAAGTAGAAATTGACTTTTCTAATGGTCCAAACTTTTCATACCCTCTTATTCTTGACAGCAGTACGTTTGGTCGTTTAGATTCAAATATTTTAGCAGATGCTCCTGCAGATTTAGCAGACATAAGCAGTCAGGTTATGAGATGCTCTGTTCGTAGAGGTCGTAACCGTATTCTTGCTAACTTTGAAGCGGGAACTGCAACGGTAACATTAAATGATCCTGATTCAAAATTTAACCCACAAAATGCGTCAGGACCATATTACGGTAAATTAATACCATTACGTAAGATAAGAATATATGCAGAAACTGAGTATCTTGGAAGCCCAGTAGAAGTTGATTTGTTTGCTGGATATATTACTTCATACGACACAGGATTTTACTCAGGTGTTTATACAACTTCTACGGTAACTCTACAATGTGTTGATGGATTCCGTTTATTAAATAATGTTTCTACTCCACAAGATGCTGGAACTCCAGCAATCCCTGTTCCAATTCCTGGATGTAACACGACTCAACTATCTGGTACTAGAGTAAATGCAATATTAGATTTTGCTGGTTTTCCATCCTCCATGAGAACTACTACTGCTGGTAATTCTACAATGCAAGCAGATCCAGGTGGAGTCAGATCAGTTCTTGCTGCTATTCAAACGGTAGAGCAATCAGAATTCGGAGCCTTCTTCATGCAAAGATCTGGAAAAACACTTTTCCTTGATCGTGATACAGTTGCTAAAAGAGCAGATGCGACACCAAGAACTTATACAGATACAGGAAGTCCTGGAACTTTTCCATATTCTAATATTGACTTTGCCTTTGACGATCAAAATATTTTGAATAGAGTAACAGTTGCAAGAGTTGGAGGTGTTCCTCAAACAGTTGAAAATCAAGCCAGTATTGATAAGTTTTTTGTTAAATCAGGACAAAGAACTAATCTTCTTGTTCAAACCGATCAAGAGTCAGAAGATCAGGCGAATACCCTTTTGGCTGCTCGTAAAAATGCAGACCTAAGAATTGACTCAATAACACTAAATATGAACGCAACAATAAGTGAAGTAAACACTTTAGTTAATCTAAGTTCAGACATTTACAACCTTATTGTTGCAGAAAAGCAAATGTCTGGTGGTAGTTCTATTGAACAAGAACTATTTATTCAAGGAGTGCAACACGATATAACACCAGATAGTTGGAATATAAAACTTTTAACTGCTGAGCCACTGATTCAAGCCTTCATACTTGACTCAACAAATCAGGGTATACTTGGAAATACCGTTCCACAAAATACAAACGTACTATCATACTAAAGGAGAAAGACAATGCCAATAGGCCCAAATCTAGGTTATAAACTCTTCACCACTGGAGACGTTTTAACCGCATCCCAAGTCCAACATAACTTGGCTAACCAGTCAGTTCTGTTTTACGCAACTGCTACTGCAAGAGATGCAGATGCAGCACTAACTGCTGCCCTGACAGAAGGATTATTTTGTTATCTTGCAGATACAAATATTACAGCCTATTACAGTGGATCGGCATGGGTTCCTTTATTCCAAAATCAAGTCCTTACATCACCAAAAGAACAGGCTGCTATCTCAGCAAGTGCCGTCGCTGCCACAACTAATATTGATGTATCTACAGCCTCTGTACAGATAACTACGGGAGCGCCTGCTGCAAACTTTACATTAAACGTTAGAGGAAGTGCTTCAGTTACTTTGAACTCTTTAATGGCAGTAAATGATTCTATTACTGTTACCTTTGAATGCCTAAACGGTGCTGCAAATACTTACTATGCAACAGCATATACAATTGATGGAAACGCAGTAACTCCTAAGTGGCTAGGTGGAACTGCACCAGTAGCGGGATTTGCTTCCTCTGCAAATGTTTACATGCTACAGATCAGAAAAACTGCTGCAGCCACATTTACCTGCATTGCATCATTATCTCAATTTGCTTAATATTTAACTAAGGAGAATCGTGAGTCCGTTATTTAGAAGTCCAAGTGGTATAGGAGTGTTTTTAAAAGCAGCAACACCTCCTCCACCTCCACCACCACCTCCACCTCCACCGCCTCCACCACCACCTCCTATTATCGCAGTACCACCTCCTATTATCGCAGTACCACCACCAATCATTGCGGTACCACCACCAATCATTGCGGTGCCACCACCAATCATTGCGGTACCACCACCAATCATTGCGGTACCACCACCA